ATCGCCTCCTTTTTCTTTATTATATTCGTCTTCGCTTGCAATTGCAAGCATTTGCACAGATTATTTTATGACAAAACTTTAAATTTTATACGCCCATTGAGGCAGAAAGGAATATTTATGGGATTCTTATCAGGATTTTTTCACTCCAGAGACAAGCCCACCAACAGTACCAATGGCAGTGCCTATCGCTTTCTCTTTGGTGGAAGCAACTCCGGCAAATCCGTCAACGAACGAAGTGCCATGCAGATGACTGCAGTCTACGCCTGTGTCAGAATTCTTTCGGAGTCCATTGCAGGACTGCCGGTCCATGTTTATAAGTACACTGACTCCGGTAGTAAAGAAAAGGCAATCAATCATCCTCTGTATCGACTGATTCACGATGAGCCAAATCCAGAAATGACGTCCTTTGTCTTCCGAGAGACTTTGATGACGCATCTTCTCCTTTATGGAAATGCCTATGCGCAAATTATACGAAATGGCAAAGGTGAAGTCATCGCTCTCTATCCGCTGATGGCCAATCGAATGAGTGTGGATCGTGACGATAAAGGTCACCTCTACTATCAATATCAAATGCAGGATTCAGATGCACCTACCATGAAAAATGGAACAGTCATCCTGAAACCGTCGGATGTGCTCCATGTTCCGGGACTCGGCTTTGATGGCCTGGTCGGTTACTCTCCCATCGCTATGGCCAAGAACGCTATCGGACTTGCTATCGCCACAGAAGAATACGGTGCTAAGTTCTTTGCAAACGGTGCCACACCGGGAGGTATTTTGGAATATCCCGGTACCGTAAAAAATCCAGAAGCTGTCAGAGAAAGCTGGACAAAAGGCTTCTCTGGGAACAATTCTCATAAGGTAGCTGTTTTGGAAGAAGGCATGAAATACACGCCTATTTCCATTTCCCCAAATGAAGCACAGTTTCTGGAAACAAGAAAATTTCAGATTGATGAAATAGCTCGAATCTTTAGAGTACCGCCTCATATGGTCGGTGATCTTGAGAAGTCGAGCTTTTCTAATATTGAGCAGCAATCTCTCGAATTTGTGAAGTACACCTTGGAGCCCTGGATTGTCCGTTGGGAGCAGTCCATCAACCGAGCCCTTCTATCTGAATCGGAGAAAGCTGCTTATTTTGTAAAGTTCAACGTTGATGGCCTCTTACGTGGTGATTACCAAAGTCGTATGAATGGTTACGCTACTGCAAGGCAGAATGGCTGGATGTCCGCAAATGATATCCGTGAACTTGAAAACCTGGACCTCATCCCACCGGAACTTGGTGGTGACTTATATCTCATCAATGGAAACATGACCAAGCTGGAGGATGCAGGAATATTCGCAGCAACTACAGCTGACGGAAAGGAGGACGAGAACGATGAAGAAGTTCTGGAAGTGGAAGAATCAGACGGTGACCAATCAGGAGATGCAGGAGCAGACACTAGAGAGGACACTATTTCTAAACGGCACCATCGCAGAGGAAAGCTGGTTTGACGACGATATCACACCTAAACTCTTTCGAGATGAGCTGTTTGCCGGAAACGGAGACATCACCATTTGGATTAACTCTCCGGGAGGCGACTGTGTGGCCGCAGCCCAAATTTACAACATGATGATGGAATATCCCGGCAATGTCACTGTGAAGATTGATGGCATCGCAGCCTCTGCGGCATCTGTCATCGCTATGGCTGGCACAAAGGTGCTGGTATCTCCAGTATCCATGCTAATGATTCATAACCCAATGACTGCAGCTATGGGAGATACCTCTGAGATGCAGAAGGCAATCGCCATGCTTGATGAAGTCAAAGAATCCATCATCAACGCCTATGAAATCAAAACGGGTATGAGCCGTGCTAAGCTATCCCATCTCATGGATGCAGAGACTTGGATGGATGCACATACAGCCATCGATATGGGTTTTGCCGATGAAATCCTGACAAGACCTGCAGAGATACCTGTAGAAAACAACATCGCTGGCCCTATGCTTTTCTCTCGTGCATCTGTGACCAACTCTCTTATGGATAAGCTGGCTGCCAAATGCCACATCAAGAAACCAGAAATACCAGAACGCTCCATAGATTCTCTCATGGAGCGTCTTGACCTAATCAAACAACACATTTAATGGAGGTATTCGATTATGACTATTTTAGAACTGCGTGAAAAGCGCAATACTGCATGGAATGCTGCAAAAGCATTTCTTGATTCTCACCGTACCGAAAAAGGCACTCTCACTGCAGAGGACGATGCAACTTATTCCAGAATGGAACAGGAAATCGCAGATCTTGGCAAGGAAATCGCTCGTCTGGAGAGGCAGGAAGCATTGGATGCTGAGCTTAGCAAGCCGGTAAACAAGCCTCTCACTTCAAAACCTGTTACTGCTACCGAAAAGCCTGCAAAGATCGGTCGTGCTTCCGATGAATACAAAAATGGTATGCTTCAGGCACTCCGCACCAATTTCCGTCAGGTATCTAATATTTTACAGGAAGGTGTTGATGCAGACGGTGGCTACCTTGTTCCGGAGGAATATGACAGTCGTCTGATTGATGTTCTTACCGAAGAAAATATCATGAGAAGTCTTGGACACACCATCACAACTTCCGGTGAGCATAAGATCAACATCGCTGCTACGAAACCTGCAGCTGCATGGATTGAAGAAGGCGGTGCTCTTCAGTTTTCTGATGCAACCTTCAGTCAGATCCTTTTGGATGCACACAAGCTCCATGTAGCTATCAAGGTAACTGAGGAACTTCTCTATGATAATGCCTTCGGTCTTGAAAATTACATCATCGATCAGTTTGGTAAGGCTTTGGCAAATGCCGAAGAGGATGCATTCCTCAATGGAGACGGTTCCGGTAAACCGACAGGACTTTTTGCTACAGCTGGTGGCGGTACGGTAGCAGGTACACTTTCTGCTGCCATCAAGTCGGATGATATGCTTGACCTGGTATATGCTCTTAAGCGTCCGTATCGTAAGAATGCAAGTTTCATCATGAATGATAAGACGTTGGCACAGCTTCGCAAGCTGAAGGACAACAATGGCGCATATATCTGGCAGCCATCTTATCAGGCCGGTGAACCGGATAAGGTACTTGGCTATGCCGTTCACACCTCTGCATATGCACCGGAGAATGCTATCGCTTTCGGTGATTACAGCTATTACAACATTGGTGATCGCGGTACTCGCTCCTTCAAGCAGCTCACTGAGCTCTTTGCAGGCAACGGTATGATTGGCTATGTGGCAAAGGAACGTGTCGATGGCAAGCTGATTCTTCCGGAAGCAGTACAGATTTTGAAACTCAATGGTTCTTCTAAGGGCTAAACATGAAAGGCAGCGTCGTCCTCTTTCGATGGCGCTGCCCACCTTTTCAAGATTGGAGGCGATAACGATGATTATCACTTTAGAAGAAATGAAACAGTATCTACGAGTGGATTTTGACGATGACGATTCCCTCATTGAAACACTCATCACATCGGCTACACGCCTCTGCATGGATATCACAAGACAGGATCAGGATGCCTTTGAAGAAAGTGAAAATGCAAAGCCTGCCATCTATTACGCTGTTGCCTATCTTTACGAACACCGTGAAGAAGCAGACCATCATGCTCTGACACTGACTTTACGCTCTCTTCTCTTCGGTTCCAGAAAGGAGGCCTTCTGATGAATATTGAGCTACTCAATGTCCGCATTTATATTCAGAAGAATGAAGTCATCTCTGATGCAATCGGAAATCGAAGGAACGCTTGGAAAGATTACTACACCTGCTATGCCACCGTTAGTGCAGAAGCTGGGAAGGAATCCACCGATGCCGGTCTTGTAGTAGACGATTCCAAGATTGATTTCACAATCCGCTATTGCAAGAAAGCTGCAGCTCTCACCTCTACTGGATATCGGATACAGTTTGGAAATGAACTATATGATATTTTGGCAGTAGACCATATGAATTTTAAACGAAAATGTATCAAGCTCTCCTGCCAGAAAGTGAGGCGATGACATGGCCCAGAAAGTAAAAATTGACGGTCTTGCCGATGCCGTAATGAAGGAATTGACCGAATATGCGGACCTCGCAACAGTAGATATGAAAGCCGCTGTCAAAAAAGCAGGTAATACAGTTAAAAAGCAAATTCAAAGTACTGCTCCAAAGGATACCGGTGCCTACAGCAAGAGTTGGTCTGTGAAGAACACCAAGGAAACTTCCCAATCGCTAGAGGTCACTGTGTATTCCAGAAATCGCTATCAGCTAGCTCACCTTCTTGAATTTGGTCATGCCAAACGTGGCGGTGGTCGTGTGGCCGGTCGTTCTCATATCGCTCCTGCAGAAGAAGTTGGTATCAAAGAACTGGAATCTGAGATTGAGAGGTGCCTGAAAAATGGATAGATTACTGAAAATCCTATCGGAGATGGCTCTTCCCTTTGCCTATGACCACTTTGCTGAGGGAGAATCACCAAATCCACCATTTATCTGCTACCTGCTTCCAGGAAGCGACAACTTCTCCGCAGATGGCCGCGTCTATTACAAAATCAATGAGGTCCATATTGAACTCTACTGTGATAGTAAGGACCCGGCATTGGAAGCAACACTAGAAGCTGTGCTTGATGAGCACGGCATTTTTTATAACAAAACAGAGGTCTGGATTGAGAGCGAGAAGCTCTATGAAGTCCTCTATACATTTGAAATGGAGGTTTAATCAACATGGGTAATAAAGTCAAATATAACCTGAAAAATGTTCATGCCGCCAAGCTGACTCGTGGCGAGGATGGCGCCTTTACCTACGCCAAACCGAAAGCTATCCCCGGAGCAGTCAGCATCAGCTTAGATGCGGAGGGTGACAGTTCTCCGTTCTATGCCGACGGTATTGTATATTTCCGTTCCACTGCAAACAACGGTTACAGCGGTGATTTGGAAATTGCACTCATTCCAGAATGGTTCCGTACAGAAATTCTAAAGGAAGAACTGGACACAAATGGTGTGCTCATTGAAAACGCAAGCATCACTGAGCTTGAAAAGTTCGCATTGCTCTTCGAGTTTGATGGCGATGTCAGAAGCATTCGTCATGTGCTATACAACTGCACTTCCTCTCGTCCGTCCATTGAATCTGAGACCAAAGAGGATACCATCGAGCCAGGTAAAGAAAAACTCACGCTTACTGCTGACCCTAGAGAAGATGGCCTTGTAAAGAGCCGTACCGGTGATGAGACTGACGCAGAAACCTACAAGAACTGGTATCAGCAGGTCTATGTGCCCGTACCTAAGACAGAAGGATAAGGAGGACGTAAGGCATGTTAGAAAAAACAATTGCAATCGGTGATAAGCAGGTCAAATTCCGTTCCTCCGCTACTATTCCCAGACTCTACCGTGCAAAATTCAAGCGTGATATCTTCAAAGACCTCTCACGCCTTGAATCATCCTATAAGGGCAACTCGGATGATGGTTCATCCTTTGAGATCGAGGACTTGGAGATTTTTGAGAATGTGGCCTATATCATGGCCTACCATGCAGACCACAGCATCCCGGCCACCATTGAGGACTGGCTAGATGAATTTGAGATGTTCTCCATCTACGAGGTGCTTCCTGAAATTCTTGAACTCTGGGGCATGAACCTTCAAACAGAAATCGAATCTAAAAAAAACTTCATCGCAGTAGCCGGGAAATGACCACATCGTTGTTTCTCCTGCGTTGCATAGAAATCGGCATCTCTATTCGAGATCTTGATCTTCTGACCATTGGAATGGTGATGGACATCTGGACGGAAAAGGCAAATGACGATGTGAAATACCAGCAAATCGCAACACAGGAGGACTTCGACAAATTCTAAGGAGGTGACGTACACTTGGCAAACCGAATCAAAGGTATCACTGTTGAAATTGGCGGTGATACGACCGGCCTAGATAAAGCCATAAAGTCGGTCAATACTTCAATCCGCACTACCCAGTCTGCCTTGAAGGACGTCAACCGCCTTCTGAAGCTGGACCCTTCCAATACGGAACTACTCTCTCAAAAGCAAAGACTCTTAAAAGATGCCATCGCAGCCACAAAGGACAAGCTGGATTCACTCAAGGTAGCACAGGAGCAGGCCAAACAACAGCTGGAAAATGGTGAACTCGGTCAGGACAAATATGACGCTCTTCAGCGTGAAATCGTTGAGACTGAGGAAGAATTACGACGCCTGCAACAGGAAGCTGCCACTACAAACACTGCACTTTCTAAAATAGATGTGGCTGGTCAAAAGATGGAGGCCGTTGGCAATTCCATCGCCAGCGCCGGTAAAAAGATGATGGGCGTAACCACTGTAATAGGTGGTGTTGGTGTCGCCGCAGTAAAAACAGCAGCTGACTTTGACTCTGCAATGAGTCAGGTGGCTGCTGTTTCTGGTGCTACGGGTAAGGACTTCGATGCCCTCAGAAATAAAGCTCGTGAGATGGGCGCTAAAACTAAATTTTCTGCAACTGAAGCCGCAGAAGCTATGAACTACATGGCGATGGCTGGCTGGAAAACAGAAGATATGTTATCTGGTATCGAAGGTATTATGAACTTGGCTGCTGCCTCTGATGAGGACCTAGCAACCACTTCTGATATCGTGACCGATGCTCTTACCGCTTTCGGACTTTCCGCTAAAGACTCCGGTCATTTTGCTGACATCCTTGCAGCAGCATCCTCCAATGCCAATACGAATGTATCTATGATGGGTGAAACCTTCAAATACTGTGCTCCTATTGCCGGTGCACTTGGGTTTTCCGCTGGAGATACTGCGGAAGCGATTGGT